TGAAGCCTTTAAATAATTAAAGTTCATATCAATAGGTTGATCACGATATAACCAGTTATAATTATTTTTTGATGTATATCCAATATCGTCTCCACCTTGTTTTAAAACGTGTGGTTGTGGTTTGTCATTTATGGTTACACCATCTACAACTTTTGCAAACATACTCGCGATATTAGCACTAGTTAATTTACTATTAGCTTCAATACCTTCTGGTAATAAATTACCTCTATCATTATCATATGGTTTAAAGCCAGTTGTATATAGTGGAGATTCTGGAAATAGTTTAATAAGATTTGGAGAATTATTAATACCTTTTATACGACCTGGTTGATCACTAGGTGTATTAAATATCTCACGATAGGCTTCAGCTTGTGCATTTCCAGCAACAGGATAAGTATTCTTTTTCATAAAAAATTACACTCCAATTTTATATTTTATTTAATAAATATGCGAGTGTATAGTAAAAGTCAAATAAAGATAATTAAATATTTATTGAATTTCTTTTAATAAACGAGCTTTTAAACGTGCACGTGCTTCACGCAACTTTAAATATTGTTTTAACAGTTCACTTTCGTGGATTTTCATTGCCTTATAATGATCGATTTTATCTTCTAAAGTATTTTGAAAACCATCAGCTTTCACTTCTTTAGTTCTCTTTGCGACTTGTGATGGATCTTTTAATTTGAGTTCCAATGTTTCAACTAAACGTCTTTTTTCTTCAGCGATTAAACGTCTTAATACAGCATCACTTAATTTACGTGCCATTTTTATTTCTCCTAAAATGTTTTAATTTTATATTAAATATTACATCATTCAATATTTTTAAAATTTTATTTCTTTTTCACTAAATCATTTGATGAAAATGCCATTTTTGACCAATTTTCGGCTACTTCACCAAATAAATCCATTGGATCTGATTGCGCAATTGCTAAACTTGCTGCATCTCCACCAGCTACAACATTACCACCCTTACGCTCAGCATCTACCTGTTCTTGCAAAGTTGTTTTAGCAGTATCAGCAAAAATTGATGCCATTAAAGGATCATCTGTCATTTTATTGATTACTTCTTTATTAATCTTTGTTTGATTTTGTTGTTTTTGTTGCGCTAATTGATTACCCATTTTTTGTAACGTTTTTGCTTCATACATACTAGTTAAGGTAGGCGTTTTTTTAGTATTTTCTGCGACATTATTAAAAGGTGTTGATACTTTTTTTAAGTTATGTTGCTTAGCAATTTGAGAAGGCGATTGTTTCATAGGTTTTTCTTCTTCAAATTCTTCTTCATCATCAATTTGTTGCTTTTGACCTATTAATAAACTTCCTAAACCTTCTTGCAAAATTTCAACCAAAGCTTCTTTAACTAATTCTTTTAATTCATTATATGCTAATTTCATGTTTTTACCTATTGAACTTTAAAACCATTATCTAAAGTCTGATTTGGAAAAGTACTAGCTAAAACATTAGTAAAACCTGCCAAAACAGATACATTAGCTTCTGCTGTAGATGTTACTACAATTTTTTTACATTTTAATTCAAAACGTTCGGTTGTACCAGCAATAATATTAAAATAATAAGTGCCATGGATTGTATTATCATGATTAAATCCTAATTTGATATCTTTATCAGTAGAAATAATAATCCATCTTGTTACATAATCAAAGTTAAATGAAATAGTTGCGTCTTTCGCGCATACTTTCGTTTCAGCGTAAGGGATACCACTCATTTGATATTCAGGGACATAATTGTGATTTGGTCTAGGCCATCTATGATTGTCTTCTATTGACATTTTATTTCCAATCTCCTATTTCATTAAAAATTCTATATATTCTATCTGATTTGTTAAAGAAAGAAGTATTAATCTCAGATAGTTGTTTAGATGAAATTTCTCTTCCTTCTTTCATCATAAATGCACCCGGGGTTGAAGGTTCTGAGACAAAGTCCCAACAAATTAATTGAAAATCATCTTGCACAATTTGTAAATCTCCTTGCGGTTGAGTAGAGCCGACACCACGAGAAGAAATACCTAATGTGACACCACTTTCAACTAAAGATTGTAAAATTTTACCTGATGGTGTATTTAAAATTTCAACTGTCCCATAACAAACATTTCCTTCCATGTGAGCTTCGCGAATAATATGAGATGCATTTTTTAATTCTACGACTGAACTGTCAGGATGATCTAATTCACCTAAAGCTCGATTCTCTTTGATAAATTTTTGATAATTTCTGACTTCACGTTCTAGAATGACACGAGGATAGACGCGGCCATTTTGATTGAGGGTATCAGCCTTTTGAAGAATGCCTTTCATAATGAGAGGACCTCCACCAATTTTGGCTTCTTGAATTAATTTTTTATCATAATCAAATGATAACCATTCAGTTAAAAGTCTACTCATTATTTATCTCCTTTTAATTCTTCATTTAACTTACATAAAGTTAAGAATTTCTTTAAATTTTCCTCATTTACAATATCTGTATTGACTTTATTAATATTTTGTTTAATTTGATGATAATTTTCTAAAAGAATTGCACTGTCACATTTTATTTTAAAATTTTCTAACAATTTGTTAGATTTACTTTTTATTTCTTCAAATTGTTCAATCAATTCATAATTGTCTTTTCCTTCAATGAATAAACGAATGATTTTCTTTTGATCTTCATTTAATAATGTTTCATATTTCTTATTAAATCTTTCATTCATCATTCTAAAAGTCAATTCATCAATATTTGATTCAACTAATTTTTCTTCTTGTATCACTTCTTCTTGCGAAGTCATCCATTCATGTAGAATCTTTTCATATTGAGTAGTAATTTCAAAATCAGCTTCACTACCTTTACGCCACTCATTTAATAATGTTTGAACAGTAGCCAGCATTTTATAATTTTTAACTTTAGACTCAAATAAATTACCTTTACCGAAAGAATAATTTAAAGATTTAATTAATAAAGATTTTTCTTTTTCTAAATCTTCATTTGAAAAATGTTTTTGACATGTTGCCTTAGCCTCATTAATAATACTAGTCGCTAAACTTGGATCAATTCCTCGGGTCTGAATTAAAGCATTAAAAAATTTCAATTCACGATTTAATTGAGTATTTTTTTTAAAATTTTCCTTAATAATTTGACTCGCTTTTGATGTATTATTTTCATCATTTTGAATAATACATTGACACATGTGATTAACCAATTGTGCATAAATGAGGCCGACATTTCTCTTTTTATTGTGGCTTCTACTTTTCATGATTATTCATCTCCATAATCTTCGTTATCAATAATTATCATTTCAGCATCTTCATTTAATAATTTTGATTGTCTATTTTTATTATTTATTAATTTATTACCAAAATTTCTATTCATAGAGTCAAAAATCTTTTTCATTTGAAGATCCCCAATTCTTTCATGACTATTTTTTAATGGATTTATATCATTTTTATCCATTCCTAAATCTTTTGAACTAACTTTCATACCTCCAAAAATACCTCGACTATCATCACCAGTATTTAAAAGATCAGCAGAACTATCATACTTATAAGATTTATCATTAGTTAATGATGTATCTGGCCCTAATACACTTCCTGCGCCTTTTTTTAACTTATTTTTACGATATTGTTGTGATCCTTTAGGTGTAATCTTATATTGTGGGGTTTCATCTTCATTCAAATCTTCATCAAATAATAAATGATCATTATTTTCAACATCGTTATCATTTGCAACATCATCTTCTGCTAAAACATCACCCAATTTTATATCACCTGCAAACAGATCAGCTAAACCTCCACCGCCACCATCACCACCTCCACCACCAGCTTCACCTCCAGCTTCTTCACCGCCACCACCAGCGCCACCAGCGCCAAACATATCACCTCCACCACCACCTTCGCCACCTTCGCCTTCACCACCTTCGCCTTCACCTTCTCCGTTTGGCAAAGAAACAGCTTCTAATTGCAAATCAGCTAATTTATCTCTAACCTTCCCACGTTCAATTCTACTAATTTCATCATCATTAAATTCCATAATATTTTTGCGAATCCATTCTTTGTCAACTAAACCCTCAGGTACGGCACTAGCAATATCAAATTTTGTTCTAATTAATTCTAATTTTTGTTGTTGTGCAATACTACTTGGATTAGATAATTTAATTTCAAAATCAAGTAAATCTTCCTCAGTATATCCATGTGAATATAAATGAATCATTGCTAATTTATTAAGTTCAGCCAATACTGTTTTTTGAATACGTTGAATTGTACGACTAAAACGAATATCTTCTTGGGCTAGAGTAGATTTACTGCCAATTTCTTCATCATACCCTAGATAAGCCTTAGGAATTTTTAAAGCAGCGAATAGTTTCTTTTGAATATATTCAACATCTTCAATTGCTGATGTATTTTGACCGCCAGCTAGAGTATCAATACGCGTTCCAGTATCACCACCACGAACAGGCAAGAAATAATCTTCATCAACTGATAGTGGATTATACCTTAGATCTACTTTTCCTGTTGTTTTATCTACTACAGTATTACGTTTTAAAGAAGTTTGTGCTTGTTGTAAATAATCACCGATACTTTCAGGAGGAATATTACCAACGTCAATATAGAAAACACGTCTTTCAGGGGCACGAATTACACGATAAACTAGCATTGCATCTTCAATTAAAATAAGTTGACGCCAAATTCTACGAGCGCCTTCTAACACTGATGAACCGTAAGGGAGAAAAGCATCATTACCTAATAATCTGAAATGAGAGATTTGCCAATTTTCTAGAATTCTATTTCCTTGAGTAATCCATCTAAAACGCACAGCTGAGGGATCCTCAGGATCAAATCCTTCTTCACGTTCAATTTCTGCTATAGGAATAGGAAAAACATTAATCACACCAAAATCTGGTGATACATCATTAAATAAAAAGAAGTCCCCATATTTACATAAATTTCTAACCCACATTACTAAATTAAATTCAACATTTAAAACATCATAAAATAAATTTTCTAATAATTGTTTGATTTTTCTATTTTCAGAATAAATGTGTAAGACCTTGCCATTAGAATCAGCTGAAACAGTTTCTTCTGAATAAATATCTAATGCACTTGACAGTTCCGGAGTCGATTCCATTTCGCTAAAATCTGAATATCTAGCCATTCTATCATATGAACCATAGGCAGAAATTGTGGAATTATACACGTCACTATGATTTTTTTTAAATAAATCTAAACTGCTAGGACTACGACTATCTCCCTTTTTTCCGTTTTTAATTTTTTTACGAATTGTTGGGCCTGATCGAAATAAATCCGTCAGTTTTTTAAATAAACTTTCATTCTCAGCCATAAATAATATCTCAATGCTTGTTTTTTATATTATATAATATTATAAATAAAATTTACGTTTTTTTTAACGTACTAACCAAGAAAAATCACCTAATGCTGAAATCTTTTTTGATTCACCTGTATCAATTATACTGTCTGTTAATGGAACAGGTAAAAATGGATTAATTGTTTTACTCATCTGATTATTATAATATGGACTTAATACTGTATTATGAGTAGAGTTAGCATTAATTTTCATACCTTTTAATATTTCATTAGCTGTTGTTGCCTCTGTTGATGATAACTGAGCACCAAATTTATCAGCTATCCATAAACCAATGGCTAATGACATTACAATATCATCATGATGATCTTTCATCGCAGCTGGTCTATTATTTAACCAAATAAAAGTTTTAAATTCATCATAAGCCCTTAAAGAATGCATTTCATAACGTTTATTTCTAACAACTTCTTCTAAATTAGATAAAATCTTTGCTCGACTATCTTTTTGAGTACTAAATCCTGCTTTAGCTATATATTCAGATTTATTCATTGAGTAATTAAAATCATATCGATCTTTTTCTTTATCAAAATGAAAATTTTGATATCCTAAATCATTTAATTTAGATAACACCATATATCCATAAGTATTATTCTCAGGACAAACTAAAGCTTTATTATAACGTCTGGCCCAATCATAAACCAATTGTGAAAAATTATCTGGAGTTAATTTACCGCGATATTCAACATCAACAGATTGAGTATTAACATTAATAATATGAAAAACGCTGGAATCAGCCCCGTCTCCACGTGAAACGTCAGCTGATAACACATATTTATGACCTTCTCTTGGATATTTCCATACCCATACTTCTTGATTTGGTCCTGTCATTTCAAGAGGCGCTTTTGATCGACTTCTAACCCAATCTAGATCATCATTTTGAAAGAAAGTATCACCAGAAGCTGCAAAATCGCACAATAATTCTTGCGCGATTTGTTTCGTTGTCATATTTTTTGTTTCTTCTTCGAACCATACATGATCACGTTCAGGATGTACATCCCAACTTAATTTAATTGGATTAAAAACATTCGAACGTTGTTCTGCGCCTATCCATAAATCATAATATTGACCACCTACACCATTAGGTGTTGATAAAATAATTGCTCTACCACCTGTTGACAAAGTAGGATAAAGACCAGTCCATAATTCATCGAAATTTCTAACAAAGGCAGCTTCATCGATGATTAAAAGAGATAAAGCTTCTGAACGACCTGCGTCTTCTGATGTAGGAATTGCCTTAATTGATGAACCATTACCTAATACCACTTGTTGTTTATTATTTGAAGTGATAGGTGACAACATTAACCAAGGAGGCAAAGCTTGTAATGCAACTTTAACCTTTTTTACAAAGTTTTGTGCAACAGCTAATTTAGTTGCAATAATTAAAATATTCTTATTTTTATAAAAAAGTGCCTGCCAAATAGCATAAGCAGCTACAATTGTTGAAATACCCAACTGTCGACTTTTTAGAATTATATTAAAACGATGTTCATTAAAATCAGTTAAACATTTATCCTGAAATGGATACGTCGCAAAAGGAATTAAACCTTTGAGTGGGTGTTCGATTTTTAAATATTTATTGATAAAATATGCAGGATCTTTACCGCATTTAATAATTTCATTAACTTGATTTTGTTTAATTGACATGATAAAACCAGATTAATCTTGTACCTCAAATTGTACTGTATAAATAAATCGAATTCTTCTAATTGGCGATTGAGAATTTGCAGACATGACTTCATGATTGCTGTTTTCATTTAATCTTGTTAATTTAATTGTACTTCCATTACTTTCTTTAAAACCTTTTCTGATCTCTTCTATTTTTTTTCCAATAATATCATTGGCCTCATATTTTAAAGAATCAGTTTGCTGATGTAAGCTAGCATCTCGAGCACATTGACCAATTGTTTCATATGAAGCTGTCAATATATTACCTGATAACTTTAAATTTAATTTTCTACTACCGTCGCCTGTATTATGATATACATTGTCAATTAAATTTCCTAATGCATGACTATTAGATATACTTTTCATTTTTAAATTTCCTTTTTATTTTTTATTTATTATTATTATATAGCTTAGCCCAATTATCTAATTCACATGTTTTGCAAATTTTATGTCTTTTATACGCTTCAATATCATTAATGTCACTTAATAATTTTAAACAGCATGGGCAATCAATGGGTATTATTTCATCATTAATTGGTCTAATAATTCTTATATATTCATTTTCAAATTCTTCAACTGATTTATCAATTACTTTCCATTTTTCCTTATTCAAATCTAACATATGAGTCTTTTCCGTCGCTTTCTATATTTAATGTATCATCTACGACATCTTTAATTGCATCTACGTGTGAAATAATTAAAATAGTCTTGAAGAACTTTTTAAAGCTTTCTAATAATCTTACGCAAGATTCAATATTTGTTTCATCCAATGCACCGAAACCTTCATCAATGATAAAAATGTTAGACTTAGGTAGATTACTAATATTAATTAATCCAACTCTAATAGCCATTGAACTAATCATCTTCTCCATCCCTGAAGCACATTCAATAATACGACGTTGATCAGCGCCATAGTTAAGATACACTTCTAAATCATCATCTTGAATTTCAATATCAATTGTAAAATCAACCACGCCTGATAAAATTTCTTTAACTTCTTTATTTAAAGAAGGTAACATCTCTTTCATAAGTTGCGCTGGTAAACCTTTTCTTGATACACAATTAATAAATAATTCATGTAATTTCCATTCTTCGACAATGATATTGTATATGTGTTCCTCACGTTCATAACTTTCTATCATTTTAGTTAGATATGAATTTTGCCCACGAATACTGATTAATTCTGATTCTGTTGCATCTAACTCACGTTTAATATCATTTAATTCAATTTGACATTTTTGCAATAAATCAGCATCGGATAAATCAATATTACTTTTTATCGCATTTAATTTAACTTGTGATTTTTCAATTTTTTGATTATCTTGTAAT